GAGACCGTGGAACTCGGGCGAGATGACGAGGAAGCGGCCCTCGGTCGGCATCTTCGCGCGGTCGCACTTGACCTTGACCACGACGAGCACCTTGTACGCCTGATCCGGCGTCGCCACGTCAGCCGGGGCGATGACGTTCGTCGAGCCCGCGACCATGAGACCGGAGATGAAGGTGTCGAGGTTCTGGCCGAGACCGTCGGCGGCGGAGAGCGCGGCCTTGTTCAGGAGGTCGCCGGAGTTCTTGACCTGCCGAGCGTCGATGTCGTCCACCTCGAAGGCGAAGAACTTCGACTGGTCGATGACCATCGTCTGGTCGGTCGTCGCGAGGGTGTCCGGCGCGATGACCGTCGAGTTCTTGACGTAGTTCTTGATGGTCACGTCGGACAGGGCGCCGATGTGCACGGTGTCGCCGGACTCGGCGATGTCGCCCTCGTAGTCGCGGTTCACGAGGCCCGCGAAGACGTACGAGTCGCGGAGGGCGGTCATGAGGCTTGCGTGCCAAACCTCGGGGATGAAGGTGTCAACAGCCATGAGTGGCTAGTCCTTTCGGGAGGAGGAGCGCGGAGGGAGTTCTCAGCGCTTCGAGTAGTCGATGCGGCCCTCGGAGCGGGCCTTCTCGATGGCGGCGAAGTCGCCCGCCTTGCTCAGTCGCGAGATGTCGTCGCGCGTGAGGAGCGGCCCCTTCGCGCTCGGCACGGCGTCCGTGTTGCCCTGCGCCGGGTTGACCGGGGGCGGGGTCGGAGCGGGCGTGCCCTTCGCGAGGTGGGGCTTGCGGGCGAGGAGGTCCGTGAGTTCGGACCGGATGGCGTCCGCGTCGATGTCGCCGGAGTCGGAAGCGAAGCGAGTCACGTCGCCCAGGAACACGAGAGCGTCCTCGGGGTCCGCGAAGTCGGCGGCGAGGCTCTTCGCCTCTGCCTTCGCGGCGCGCTGGAGGAGGGCGTCGGCCCTGTCCTGCGCGGCCTTCGCGGCGGCCTCGGCGCGCTGCGCCTCGGTCATCTGCTCGGCCTCGATCTGCGCGAGCCTCTGGACGGAGGGCTCGGCTTCCTTCCACTTGTCCTCGTGCTTGCGCGCGAGGGCCTTCCACTTCTCGGCCTCGGCCTGCCAGTCCTTGCCCTCGTCGGCGCCCTTGTCGGTCGCAGAGGGAGCGCCGGACGGCTCACCCGCGGGAGGCGCGGCGGGAGCGTCGGAGGGCGCAGGGGTGGCGGGCTCGCCCGGAGTGGCGGCGGCGGGCATCTTGTCGGACATGCTGGAACTCCCTGTCGGGTAGGTGGATTCGGCGCCCCTCCATGTCGGCGAGCGCCTCGTACTGCTACGCGCCGCGGAGGCGCGCGATGGACGCCGCGGCGTGCGCGGCTAGTTGGGTGTTGCCGTTCTTCTCGGCACGCACCCGAGCCGCCTCCAGGCGAGAGATGAGGAGGGCGGCGCGTTCAGGGGAGGCCGCGACGGGCGCGGTCTCGGAAGCCATTGCGCGAGAGCGCTTCTCGCGAGGCGGGATGAAGTCGCGGTCTTCGAGGGCGGCACGGAACGCCTTGCGGGCGTCGGCGCCGGAGAGGCCCTTCGTGACTCGCTTGTAGATGGCCTCGTACTCGCGCACGTCGGCGGGAGGCTCGTAGCGCCCGAAGACCGGGACGGGGTGGCATCGGCAATGGTCGTGGACCTTGATCGCGTAGCCGCCGCCCTCGAAGCGGGCGTTCGAGGCGTCGAACGAGTGGCGCTTGTAGACCGCGCCGCGGAGGGCGAGCATCGCGCAGAACGAGCAAGCCCCGGGCTCGAGTCCTCGGGCCCAGCCCTTCGCCTCGCGGTCGGCCATCGTCGCGCCGAGGATGGTCGCGCGCCCCGTGTTCAGGACGTGCCGCTCGGCGATGGCGGTCGCCTCGGCGATGACCGCGGCCACGTCCTCGTCGGTCGGCCCGTCCACGCGCAAGCGGCGCGCGGCGTAGTCCAGGCCCCGCCCGACCTGCTCCTCGGGAGGGGCAGGCGGGCGAGGGATGACCGGGGGCGGAGAGGTCACGCCCGCCGAGACGCGAGCCATGCGGTAGTACGCGATGGCCTGCGTCGCGGAGATGTCGCCGTAGCGCACGACGAGGAGGTAGACCTCGTGCGTCAGCGCCGGGAGGCGGTCGAGCACCTCGTCGGGCGACAGGCCCGCGAAGACCTCGGCCACGAGAGGCGCGAGGAGCATCGCGGTGTGCTCCATCGCGGCCTCGTACGCGGCCTCAGGCGGTGCCGCCTGCGCCGTTGTCGGCGCCGGACGGACCGGCGTCGCGGTTGCGGGCATCGGAGCCTCCGTTCGGGGTCTGCGTCGCGGTCACGGCGGCGCGGAGCATCTGCTCGCCCTGCCACGCCACGCGGTCCTGCTCCAGCCGGAGCCGCTCGACGGGCGAGTAGCCGAGGCGCTTCAGGACGACATCGGAGTTCGGCGAGACCGCCTCGGCGGCGACCTGCTTGCCGATGGCGTCGGACGCCTGCGAGACCGAGAACATCTCGGGGGCAAGCCAGTCCACGGACAGACGCTCGGCGCCCTCCGGGAGGTCGAGGCCCGGGCGCGAGAGGCGGAGCGCGTAGTGAGCGACCTTGCGGAGGTCCGGCGTGAAGCGGCCCATGTCGAGCCGCGCGCGGCGGTCGAGGCGACCCTCGGAGACCTGCCCGCCCTCGGCGCTCACGGGGTTGCCCTCCGTGTAGAGGCCGAGGTACTGCGGCGGGAGCCCGAGTTCGCCGGACGCGGCGGCGGCGTACATGTCGTGGACCTTCGTGTAAACGCTAGGGTCGTACGCCTGCATCTGCTTGATGTCGGGGAGGTTGCCGTCCTCGTCCCGCTCCAGCGCGAGGACCGCGTGGAGGTAGACCTCCCACGCCGTCTTCCGCGAGCCGTCGGGGTTGATGAAGTCGCTCTCCGCGGCGCCGAGGATGGCCTTCTGCGGGACCGAGTAGAACTCGCGAGCGACCTCCAGCCCGAGGAGGGTCCGAGAGGCACCTTGGATGATGGCGCGGAGCGCGGGCGTGATGGCCGAGCGGCCCTGCCGAGCGCCGGAGAGCGGCGCGTGCGCGACACGGACGACCGGCACGAGCGGGAGGTCGTGGACCACGCGGCGGTCGAGTTCCCACTTCGAGCCGTCCTGCCCGTCGTGCGAGAGGTGGAGCGTCTTCCGCGGCATCTGGAGGACGGCCTTCGTGCTCTTGCCCTCGGCGTAGACCGAGAGGACGTGGCGCGGCGAGCGCGTCCGCACGTCCCACTCGACCGCCGTATTCATCGGCGAGTCCGCCGTGATGAGCGGCATGTCGCCGGGAGCGTCGCCCGGGCCGACCGTGATGTAGCCGCGCCCGAGCGAGTAGGCGTCCGTGAGGGCCATCGCGAGTTCGGCCTCGAAGCCGTTCCCGTCCATGATGGCCGCGAGCGTCTCGTCGGCCTCGGTCTGACCGGCGAAGCGGAAGGACTCGAAGCGCATCCGCTCGACCCGCGGGTCCACGGCGAGACCGCCCCAGCCCAGGACCGTTCGGATGAACTCCAGTTCCTCCGGGATGGAGATGCGGAGGTTCCTCACGACGTACTCGCCGAGGTAGTACGCCTCGGAGAGTTGGAGTTCGGCGAGGGAGTCCTCGCGGGCGGTGCGCAGGCGCTCGAAGACCTCCCGCTCGCCCTCATCGAGGACGGTCTCGGGGAGCATCGGGGACGCCGGGACGTTGTAGGGCGCAAGGGCGCCGACGGTGCTCACGTGAGCGCCTCCTAGGGTCAGAGCGCGACGACGCGGCCCCGTGAGGCGCCCGTGCGCGCGTGCTTGTTGTTGTAGAGGCGCCAGAGCATCCGGGCGCCGACGGCGGAGACGGCGAGGTCGATCTTCCGAGCGCTCTCGCGGTGTTCCTTCATGAGCCCGACGCCGTACTTGCCGGGAGCGCGGCGCGCGTTCTTCACGTGCGCGCGGAGGGCCCGCGAGGCGTCGTGCGCGAGCAAGCCCGCGTCCACGTCCTCCACGAATCGCTCTGCGGCGGCGGTGAACTCGGCCTGCCTCGTCGGCGAGCGCATGTCCCAATTGACGGCGTGCTGCTTGTCGCCGGTCTTCGTCGCCCACAACTTCAGGCGGCGTTTGTAGAGGCGGTGCCACTCGTCCACGAGGGCCTCCCAATAGCGCTCGCCGCTCTCGTCGTCGCGGGTGTCGGACGGGTC